TCTCCGTTAATTACACTATCAGTCCTCAAATAATACAGAGTTTTTATACCTAATCTCCAAGCAGTTTGGTGTACCTCATTAATAAACTTAGGACTATCAGTGGGATCAAAAGCTAAATTTAAAGATTGCGTTTGATCAATATATTTTTGTCTAGCTGCTGCTTGTTCTACTAATTGTAATTGATTTATTTCTGCAAAAGTTAAAAATATAGGTTTATCTTCAGCAGGCATTACATCTTCTGGTAAATTAGCAATACTTCCTCTATCTTTCATTATTTGGTCCCATACTTCTTCAGTATTAGCACCTTTTTCTTCCAAATAACTAACCAGTGCTTGATTTTTTCTTATAAAAGTACCTTTTGCGGAATTAAATGTAAAGACGTTAGCAGGAACAGGTTCTATACCAGCAGATACCCCTCCAGCTATAGTGCTGTTAGATACAGTAGGAGCTACTGCTAATAAATGGGTATTTCTTTGGCCAGTACCTCTACACCATACAGGTTCTCCATACTCATCTGCTAATTTTCTTGAAGCTTTTTCAGCTTTCGTTCTGATATCTGAAAATATTTGGTGAGTTAATGAAGTTGCAGCTATTGAAGCAAAAGGTATTCTTTCGTTTTGTAGTAAAGTATGCCACCCTAATACACCTAAACCAATTGCTCTACCTTTTTTAGCGGAACGGTGAGGTCTTACAAGAGATTCTCTTCCAGAAGTTTTTGCCAAGAACTCTTCTAACACTCCATCTAAAAAGTATACTGCAGTTTCTATAAGGTCTGTATTTTTCCATTCATTCCATTTAGTTAAATTAACACTTGATAAACAACAAATAAAACTATGCTCCTCATCAGTATGAAGAGTAATTTCAGAACAAATATTAGTCATAGAAACATCTAAGTTATTTTTTTTGTACGCTGGTGGGTTAGCATTATTAACATTATCACCGTACATTATATAAGGTTCACCTGTTTCTACTCTTGATTTAAGTATTTTTACCCATAACTCCATTGCTTCAGCATCTCTATGTTCTAACTTTTGCATAAATTCATCATCTATAACAATACATTGATGTAAATTTAAACACTGTCTATTAGGGTCTCCTTTAGGTCTTCTGATTTCTAGATATTCATGTATATCTGGATGATTAATATCTAAGTTAACTGATGCAGCTCCTCTTCTTACTGCTCCTTGATTAGTAGCAATAATAGTAGAATCGTAAATTTTAGCCCATGGAACTACTCCTTCTGAATTACCTGTAGTACCGTCACCTATTTTAACTCCTCTACCTCTTACTTTTGATAAACCTATACCAACTCCTCCTCCTAGAGAAGTTAGCCTCATTAACTCTGCGTTAGTAAGGCCGATTCCTCTAATTGAGTCTGGTGTGTCTATACCAAAACATGAGATGGGTAATCCTTTATCTGTGCCAGTATTAGATAGTACCGGTGAAGCTAAATTCAACCAACCTTTCCACATATAACGGAAAAATTTGTTAGCTAAGTCTGGTCGATCTAATCTACTTGCTATTCTGTTAGCTACTCTTCTAAAAGCTAGTTTGGGAGTTTCGTTAGGCATTAAATATCCATTAGATATTGTTGCTACTGAAACTTCGTTCATCCAATCAGGATAATCCTTGCCTTTTTCCCACTGGGACGTATCTGCTATTACTGACATAACTTATATTAAAATGCGGTAGACCAATCAAGATGGCCTTTGCTATAGTTAGTAACTCTGTTTGCAAAGAAATCAGTATGTTGTTTACCTGCAATAACTGCATCAAACCACTTCATAGTTTTCAATGCTCCTTTATCTATCTCTTCAGCAGGTATAATAGGACTTAATCCTAAATCTGCCATTTTAGTATTAACTCTATGTCTGATAAAATTCTTAAGTTCATCCTTAGTAAGATTTTCTAAATCTCCCATTTCAAATACTTTATCAATAAAATTAAATTCTAATTGTAATGCTAAATTTGCTGCATCCTCTATTTCTTTAACTAATTTTTTAGTTTTAAATTTAGGATTTTCTTTCATAAGAGTTCTGAATAACCAGCACCCTGCTTCTGAATGTAAACTTTCATCTCTTACAGACCATTCTACTATTTGACCTACACCTTTTAATTTATTTCTCATTTTAAAAGATAATAAAACTGCAAATGAACTAAATAGATTTACTCCTTCTGTAAATGCTGAAAATATAGCTAATGATTTAGCTCTGTCATGCCAGTTAGGAGTACCATCGTGGTTATCTCTAACATCCATTAAAGCTTCTATCTTTGCCATTGTAGATTCATCCTCCATAAACTCAGCAAAGTCATCTAAACCTAACTGTTCATTTAATAGTGAATAAGCTTCAGCGTGAATAGTTTCTGAGGAACCTAAAGTAGTTCCCATCATTATAACTTCTGGTTTTCTAAACCATTTAGTTACTAATGTTGACCAATAATCATTAACAATAGTTTCAGTTTGAGCAAAACCTTTTAAGATTTGTCCTACTACGTTTTTTTCATGGTCTTTCATATTAGATTTCCAATCAGTAACATCTTGTGCCATTGGAACTTCTGTATGTAACCAATGTGCTTGTTGTTGTTTTAACCAGTAATCATATGCCTTTGGATATTCAAAGGGCTTGTACACAACTCTTTCTTTTAATAAACTCATATATACTTATATATTTGGTAGGGCGTTAGATGAAAAGACCCGTCAGATAGAAGTCTTTCGGGGCATGTTAATAAATATCCCATCATAACTTATTTGCAAAAATATCCTCCAACTTTTCTTTACTTACTACAGAAAAAGGACTTGCTTCAGTAGCAGTCTCTTGTTCCATTTTATCCTTAAATTCAATATGACCATTATTCGTATCCATTATAACGTTAAAAGTCATTCCGTCCATCCCGTATCTATTTTTCATCACATGGACTCTACCGGTTCCTAATACTTTATCTTCCTTTTGTCTTGATAAAGATAAACAGATATCAGCTACCATCATTTTATCGTAACTACCTGCCGCTTTATCTCCTTCTATAACACTATCTTTAGCTCCCATTCTATTAACCTGCGACGGTGTAAGTATAGGGATTTTAAGTTCTTTAGCTAGTCCTTTAGTTGCAATAAAAACGTCATCTATTTCATCTTTTCTTTCGTAGTTTTTACCTCTAGATGGAGCTTTTAAATAATCTACATAATCAATGATAACTATATCTGGTTTATGGTCCATATCTATACATTTCTGTATATGAGCTTTAATAGTATTTACGGATGCTCCTTTTGGTGGATATTCTTTTACTATTAACCTTCCTTTGAGATTATCTATATGAGTTTGTACTTCTTTTCTCTTTTTATTTATTTCGTCAATTCCGTATCCAGTGAAGTAACAATCAAATCTTTTACCGACATAATCTTCTCCGAGCTCCAAAGTATAATAATTAACCTTATGGCCCAACTGCACAGCATGAGCAGCAATAGCAACCATAGTCCAACTTTTACCGCCACCAGGGCTCCCAAATATAATACCCAAGTCACCAGGTCCCAATCCACCTTGTATACTGTCATTAAGGATAGACCAAGGTGTAGGTATAGTAGGGCGATAATCAACACGGTAACGACTTTCCACATCTTTATTATATTCATGTCCTATATTTTTATCAATACCAGCCTTCATTGCTTTATCAATCATATTACGAATACCATCGAAATCATGTTCTTTGAGAAGATCAGCTGAATTAAGTATTGCATTTTTCATTTCTTGATTTCTACAAAATGTTGTAAACTCTTCCTGCACATACTCTAAATCGTCTTGAGATGCTTGATAGGAATTTCTTAACTCTTCTTTAACTGCTACTTGAAGTACCTCATTTTCTAATTTTTGAAGTTCTACTTTAAGAACATCCATTGTAATGTTAGTATGGTACTTATCAAAGTATTTAATGATCTGATCTATAATCCACTTATGGGTATCAGCATCAAAATAATCATTGTGTAAAACGTCTCTTACGTTTAGTAAAAACCCTTTATCAGTTAAAAGAGAACCTAGCACTTTTAGTTGAAATGCTTTACCGTAAGAATTTAGAGATTTTAATGTCATATAACCTTTAATTATTTTTAAATATAATCATTTTTTATTTAATAACCAACTAGATGATTGAATTTTATTTCCTACACCATCAATTAATTCTATACCTAGCTCTCTACAAATTTCAGCTTCTGGTATAGTATCATTATTTTGGTCTCCTCCGTTAGCAAAACAAAGCTCATGAGTTTCTCCGTATATTGCATATACTTCTTTTAAACTTGCTATTTGAGTTTTATCTTGATCAACAGATATCATTGCCCAATCCACATACTTAATAGCAGATATTATTTGCAATCTTTCATCTTCTTTTTGAAACTCTTTAGAACCTTTCAAAAATCTTTGCAAATCTGAATTAACAATAACAATTAACATATCACCTAGACCTTTACTAATTTCAAATAACTCTAAATGGCCTTTGTGAATAGGATTAAAATATCCGCTAACAATTACTGCTTTCATAATTTTCTGCAATCAATCTTTTAAACTTAGTTGTAGACCAACCATGAGAACGATCTATATAGTGAATAGGTACTTTTAAATCGTCTCCAGTAAATGGTTTATTTTTATAGTCATCACCTAAAAACCTAATATCAAACTGACCTAATTTAAGTAAATCATATAACTGTTCTTCATAAGTATATCTAATTACGTCATCTACATACTTAATACTTTCTAACATATCCTTTCTTTCTCTAGAAGAAAGTATAGGTTTTAATTTTTCTGGTCTTTCAATAGAAGGGTCAGTATGAAGTAATACTATCAATACTGAACAATTCTTTTTCATTTCCTTAAACATTTCAATGTAACCTGGATGTAGTACATCGAAATTTCCTGCTGTAACTCCTTTTGTCATTTTACTATTAATCCTCTAAAATTATCTAACCAACCTACGGTATTTTTTGTAATACCTTCTATACTATCGTTATCAAGATATTGTAAAAAAGCTCCTATTTGAGTTTTACTTACTTCAGTCTTCATACCTTCCATTACAACGTCTACTTCTTTATCATCTAAAGCAGTATCATGTAAGTCCATCATTTTAAAATTATTTTCTACGTTTTCCCAATTATGGATAATTTTAGAAAATATTTTTTTACCGTCTATGTTTCTTTCAGATACTTCAAAAATATAATCTAAATCACATTTCTGTTTAAGTAACTTAGGAAATTCAATCACAATCGTTTTTATACCTAATCCTTTAACTCCTTTTAAGTTATCTGAATTATCACCTAATAATGCTTTTACAATATTATAGTTGACTGGTAGTACTTTTAACTCATCAAATATATTATCTTTAGTAAATGTTTTCTTTTTTACTGGAGCATATACTTCTATGGTATCGTCAACAAGTTGTAAGAAGTCTTTATCAGAAGAAATAATAGTACATTTTTTTACTTTAGATATAGAAGATTGTTTAGCTATGAAAGCCATAATATCATCAGCTTCTAATTTTTCCATCTGTAATTGAACTACTGGTAAGCATTCTAAATAATCTTGGACTCGTAGTAACTGTCCAATTAATGCTTCCATCTCCTGCTCTTTAGTATCATATAAACCCCAATGGGTTATACGAGACGTTGCTCTATGAGCTTTATAATCAGGGTTAATATTCTTTCTATTAGCAGAACCTCCCTTACCGTCCCATACTACAATTACTCTAGTCGGATCGAATATACGGGTAACATAACCTAAAGAACGAAGAAACCCTACGATACCACCAATATGGGTACCGTCAGGATTCATCGCCTTGAGCAATGAGAAACTACGAATTAACATATTCATAGCGTCTACAATCATAATATGATCGTTATATGCTCGGGGTGGGGTTTCTTTTAAGTTCTCTAGTAGATCTTTATGAGCCATTAGTCAAGCAGATTAGGAGTAATTGGATTCTCTTCTAAGTCTCCTTCTTCTATTAGATCGAAATCTAAACTACCTACTAATTTTAACCAATGATCTTTATGCGCATCTTTATACTTATCAATATCACGCTTATCGTCTGGAATAAAACCATGTTGAGTCATAACTATTCTACCTCTAGATTGTACTCCTCCTATATGATTTTTCTCTACCTGAACGTTAGTACGTTTAGCAAACTCTACCTGCATACCATCTTTAATAGCTTTTATTTTAGATGTACCTGGATTAGTTATATTACCAAAAGTAACTACTAATGTAGAATCATACCACATAGACATACCACCTTTATTTTGAAGTTTAGGCATACCCATAGGAGATTCAGGTTTCATCGTCCATACTTTATTAATTGCTACTAACGTATTAGTATAAGGAGAATTTTCTTTTCTTGATAAAAGTATCTTTTGATTTAAATTATTACCAAACTGAGTAGACATTGCACCAGCATTCCATTCGTTGTTATTCTTATTAGACCTAACTGATAAGTCACAAGGAACTGATCCTATACTATCCCAGAAGAAACACATATCATAAGGTAAGTTACCTTTAGCTTGTTCGTCAAGTAAATCTGCAATATAAACTGCTACATCTTCTATAGTATTTAAAGCACCTCTATCTGCATAAAGGAAATGTCCTTCATAATCAGTTACGGTACCATTTGCATCTACTACTTCTTCTACTTGTAATCCCATTTCTTTTGCATGTTCCCATGACCACTTCATCTCAGTAATAATAAAAACCGGGAGAATGCCCATTTTTTGAGCATTCACCGCAGCTTCAAGTAGGGCAGTTGTTTTGCCCGTATCACTATGACCTCTGAGTAAAGTGATGTGCCCGGTAGGGATACCAGGTAAAGATGTAATATCTTGAAAAGCTTTAGATAAAGGTATCCATCCTTGCTCCTTAAATTTTACTGAAGCATTAGAATATCCTTTCTTCTTTTTAAAGTTTGATAAATTGAACGACTTCTGAACATTCTTAGTCGCTCTTTCAATTGTTTCTTGTTTTTTCTTTGCCATTTTTATGAATCGAATAAGTCATCAAATTTACTAACTGCGTCTTTATTGCCAGCCGTAGCTGTTTCCAAAGTAAAGTCTGTCTTTTGTTGACCTAAGCTTTCTGGCTTTGAATTTTCTGTAGAATCTTCAGAAGTACCTAATGTAGCTTTTTTAAGTTGCTTTTTAATAAACTCATAATCATAAGCTTTATATACTTCTAAAGGTTTAGGTTGCTCTTTTAACCAAGTTTCAACTAATGTATTATCGTCAGATAATGGAGTTTGTTTTGGTTTAATTCTTAATTCCGTTTTAGGATAAGGGTTTTGAGCATTTCTTGGAGTCATTTCAACGATCATATCCCAACCGTTAATAACATCTGTGTAATCACCTACATCTTCATCTTTAGCTAGTTTAAGTAAAGAATCATAGATAGTAATACCGAAGTTCCATAATCTAACTCCTTTATCTTCTTCTCCTCTTACTACAACTGGAGCTAATATTCTTGTTTTAGGTGAATACTTTCTTGCTTCGTCAAAGTTATCATCACCTCCTAATTTTCTTAACTCCTTAACAAACTCCTCTACAGGATCTTGCTTACCAAAATTTGATAATGCAGGAATAGGAAAATCAAAGTTGTAATGAAACTTCATTTCTGTAAATGGATACGTAGGATCCACGACTGATGGTACTAATCTAACCACCTGTTTACCTTCTTGGGGTCTCCAAAAAATTGTTGTATAGTCAATCTTTTCTTGAGGCTGACTATTTTTATTGAACGATTCTAAACGGTCGTTCACTTTACTAAAATCGAGTGCCATATATAACTAATTTAATTTATAACTTATTATAACTATAATATAAGAACTTTTTATTTGTTCTCCAACTCTACTATCTTAAAAAGTTTTGTATTAACCCTTTTAAGTTCGGGTCCTTTAGTAAGTAGTATACAGTTTCTATAGTCTGTCCAATTGATACGATAAGTTGTATCAAGAACGCCTTCGTTTAACTCTTTAATTAAAGTATTTAAGGCGTTAATTGTATAAAGAGTATTTGACTCTTTCTTCCTATGAACGAGAATAGTGTTCTCAAGGAATGTTCCAATATTACCAAAATCAACATTATAAGTACAAATATACTCATCTTGGGACTTGGAATAAAGGACAAAAATTTTATTGTATATAATCTTGTACCTTTCCTGAATTTGTTCCAGAATCGAATCTAATGTCTCTTCTGTAGCAAAGGTACAGAACAATTTGTTGCTCATATCTTCGTTCAAATAGATTGGTTCGATGTCATAATCGAAATTTGAATGTATAACTTCATTTATCATATATAAATATCTTTTCGTTTTATAAACTTAAATCTTTAGAGTATTTTAATCTCGTTGGGTATTTTCCACCGGATTCCAATATCTCTTTTAACATTTCCACTGTTTCTTCTCCATCTTCTTTATAAAAATCAAAAAGTAATGCATCATAAGTATAAAGTACGAGTTGAGTTTTCTTATCTTTTAAGTACCTGAGTACTTCTTTAATAATAAGGATATTTCTTGAGGTCTCCAAACTTTGCATAACATAATTCATCAACTTCTGTGGATGCATATCCTTTAACGTCTTAGTGAACGGCTTATTACTAATCGGCGCCAAGACTCTTCCGTTAGTTTCGTATTCGGACCAAAGGTCTTTAATAAATCCGTCGATTTTTTCAAACACGTCAAGAAAAGCGTGTTTCTCTGGTATCTTTCCGTAAATTGCTTGAAAGTTAATCTGTTTGGCTTCATTGTATTCTTCATCTGTTATTTCTTCTTTTTCAAAATATAGTTTAGCTAGTTGTTTATGAGCTGATTCATCTGATAAAGGGTAACCAATCTGCTCACAAAGTAGCCTAAGGTGGTAACCATCAAAATCCAACTCAATAAAATAATCTCCTTTCGGATGAAAACAAGATCTAAACTTTCTGCCTTTAGGTATAGCAGCAAAATTAACGCTATTAAAAGCATTAGTAGGTCTAGATGTAACATTATATAGATTATATGAGGTTAGTACTGTATTATCAACAATATTGTAAAGAGGATCTTTAGGATTAAACATTTCATTAAATGCTTCATAATAAATTCCTAATCCTGATTGTTCTAATAAAAAGAAAACATTAGTTGCAATATTATTATAAAAATTAAAATTATCTGGTATTTTTAAATCTAAATATTTTTCAATAGAATTATATCTTTTTTCATATTTTTCGAATAATTTAGATAAAGGTATAAGTTGATTTATATTTTTAAAATTTGAGTATCTATTATAATAATAGTTTACAGTCGACACGTCTTGATTTATTTGTAATTTATCAAAATTAACCATTGAATATAATAACGATAAATCTATAGCAGACTGTATATTAAAGTGGTAAAGCAATTCTTTCTTATCATATGTATATATTTGTTTGCATGATAAAAGAAGCTGGGATATACGTTCTTTAGATACGTTCAGGCCTTCATCATGATTAACAGGTATAATAAAACCTCTCTTACTTTTAAGAGGTCTCACATAAACTGCTACTGTGGATGTAAGTTTAGGATGAAAATTATCATTAGATGAAATAACTTCTATATAAAACCCTAAATTTGATAACCGTTGTAAGTTTTCAAGCTTACTTTCTTCTTCTATAATATAAAACACTTATACAACCTTTTAAATAATATAAGTAAAAAATATTATAATACCAACTAATATGAGGAATAAGAAGACCTTCTTAAAGTACCACCTTGAGTAGTAGGTTGGGAAACCGTAGTAGATTGAGTTTCTTGATATGTTTGCTGCTGTGCTAATTCTGTAGGAGTTTCTTCATTAGTCCCAACGTAATCTAATTGAGGATGAATTGCTTTTGTGTGTCTTGCACCTGCCATTGGACCTAATGTTGGGTGTATGTGATATGGTCCGTTATACGGTATATCGGTGCCTTTTAG